CAGAGTTTGCCCAGTTCTTGATCACGTAGGAAACCTTACCAGTGTTGTTACCCAGTGTGGCAGTAACACCACATGGAACGAAAGGATTGTAGCCGTTGTGGGTGTTCCACTCACCACCATTCACAGAACATCCGCTACCCAGGCCTCCCTGGTGGAAACCGTCAGCTGTCAGTGTTGTGGTGTATGTGTCCTGGCAGTCCATAGAGGCATATTCAACCCTCTGGAGCCATGCAATTTCATTGTACACCCTGTAAGCTCCATGATGGATGCCGTTGCCAGCAGCGTTGCACCATCCACGCACGGTATTCTTATTGACAGATGTACGTGCCATACCTACAAAGCTCCTGTAGGTACCATCGTAAGATGCAGATCCGTTACCACCCCTGAATCTGGCAGCATTCTCTGTAAAGACAGGCAAACCGTTTGCATCCCTGGCAATTTCGTTGCCATTCCAGGTAAGCCAGCAGCCACAGACAGGCTTTTTCAGCTGATCATCGTAGGTACCAAAGGTGAAAGAGATTGCCTTACGCTCCATCTTGATAAAGCCAGGCAGCGGATATTCAGAGTAAGCCCTGAGCCACTTAGTACCCTCAAATTCCATACGGAAATAGTACTCAGGCTTTTCAAGCATTACGTTACCATCGGTACTGTCAATGATGGCAGCAGCACCAGAATCCCTTTTACGGCTGTCATTCTGTCCGAGGTAGTACTTAACGGATCCATCCTCATTCTCGACAAAGCGTCTGAGCTTTTGCTGGATGGGTAAGGTACGGTGCAGATCCAGATTGCCAACCCTGGTAAGGTGACGATCCCTGCTTGTAAAATCACCCTGTACGCCATACCACATATCGTAAGGGTATTGTGGCTTAGATGAGCCACTTCCTAAAAGCATTCCCATAGCTTTACTGTTTAATTGATTCACCAGCTCCCCAGTAAACATCGTAGTCACTCAGCGATATAGCGTCTGGGGAAATTTCCACTATAGCAGCTGGTGTCCAGTCACCTACAGGCACTGGAAAATCACTGGCCTCTTTGTCACAGAGACACTTACACTGAATGATAGTGTTCTGTTCCATTGAGGGCTTTTTAGGCCTCACGAAAACAGAGAAAGGAACTCCTCCGTTCAGTTTGAAACCATTTGTGAGGTCTGTTATTTGTCCTTTGGATAGGATCCTCAGGCTGTACATTTCGTTCATATAGCTTGATTGAATTAAGAAAACTACTGCAAAAATAATAAAATGTGTTCAATAAACACACCTTTAAGGCGTTATTTTTAATGAAATTATGATATTTTGCCCTATTTCACCTCCACATATCTTACTTTTTCATCCTTAACACCTCCTTTCTGGAGGTAAACAGATGGATCCAGCCAACCCACCTGTTCACCTGGTTAATTATTATCAGTCATATAGTTTATAACTCCATTTTGTACCGAAAATAGTAAACTCAAATCCTCCATCATTCAGTGATGAATCGTCTGCTGTGTGTATTTCTACAAAGCTATTATTGCCATTGAAAGATTCATTATACACATTGGCAAATACACCATTTCCAGCACCTACTCCATCAGTACCACCAAAGCCACAAACCATGAATTTTGAGCCATAAGGTATATCACTCTCTTTGAAAGATATTTTATATGCTCCATCGTACAGTTTTGATACAGATAATTTTGATGATATATTGTGGCCATCCCACCAGGTACCAGTCAATCCTCCACTGTGAGCAGAATATCTACCAATACCGAGGATCAAAGCATATCTACCTCTCACGCCACTATCAGCCTTAAAGTCTGTTTGGGCAAATCGTGATGTGATCTCCCAGGATCCTTTGACAGCGTTACCGCTTGATGGAACTCTGAAACAAGTAGCCTCCAGTACCTCCTGAGGTCTCAATACAGCTTCGTAATTAGTTCCTATTGATGTTATGGATACACCTTCATCCTCCTCAACAGAAAAATTAGTTAAGCGTATTTTGTAATCTCCCTGTGAGAATGTTCCTGTATTGAATATCTTTATCACTTTGCCGATATGCTCTACTCCAGAGTTTACCACAATGGTAGTTGTTTGCGAAACTCCTTGCAGATAGAATATGTTGTAATCTTCAAGGTTTTCATGCCCTCCGAAACCTGTGGACATCAGCAATGTACCTCCAAGTCTCACGCTACCTTTGACACCATCCATGTACATTGATCCGTTCTGGGATTCAAGGCGATTATTTCTGAAAACCCATCCAGCAATGTTAGCATTCTCAGCAAGGAGTAGGTTAGTGGCTATGCTTTCAAACTGGGCACCAAACGGATTCCATTTAGATGTATCAGTAGGCACTGTGTTGAATGTTCCAGCGTCAATACGTGCCACATAGTACACACCGTTATACTTGACTGCATCCACTCTGTGACTGGTACCATAGTAGGTAACACTGCCAGAGGCATTGTAGTTACCACGGAAAACCAGTGCTGGGCTCTTTCCATCAACACCATCCTTACCGTCCTTTCCATCCCTGGAGGTTGCAAAGACACCATCAGCAACATAGGTGATCACCTCTGCTGGAGGCGTGTTGCTATCATCGTCCTTTTGCATCATCAGAGCATAACCAGCTGGCAGTCCTTTTACACCTATGAAAGCAAATGGGAAACGTCCTTTTTCGGTATTCTGCACTCCAGCACATCCAAACTGAGCCAGGGCATTCACCAGGTTATCATTCCATCCCACAGCATCAAAGCTGACAATACAGACGAATACGGTTGCATTCAAGCCATTCAGGTATGTAACCATATTGTTGATTGCATCATCAGATCCATAGGTATCAAAGTTCCTGGTATCAATAAGCTCCATCGTGTATCTCTCTACAGTGAAAACCGTAAGTCCACGTTGGTTGCTTTGCACTGTACGCTCAGACACACCATTGAAGAGCTTGATATAGGCATTCATGCTGTTATTCAAGCCAGATCCCAGCACATGGATATAGGCAGCATCTTTACCTGGATTACCTGGATCACCCTTACTGCCAGTTACACAGATAGGTGTTGTAACCTTGCTGGTACCATTGGTGTATGATATAACAGATCTCGTCCAGATAAACCATCCATTCACCCAGCCAGGGTTATACGTGAGCCAGGATCCTCCTGTCAATGACTGGCTGCTGGATGATCTGTAGTACTGCTCAACTATAGAGCTTACGCCCACACCATTGTTTCCCTGTGTGCCAGTGATACAGGCTGGCTTTGTTGTGGTTTCCTCACCATTGGAATATGTTACCTTAGTACGGCTCCAGATATACTTTCCATTCTCCCAGGTCGGTGCATCAGTGCTCCATCCACTGGTAGGAGCCTCAGAGTTAGATGAGCTCTTAGCATACTCCACATCCACATCAGACACACTGATAGCCACGCCATCCTTACCATCGTATGGATTGATACGGAAAGGAGTGCTCCAGGGCTGGAGGATCTGATCAATGGAGCCTGTGAGGACTGCAACAATATCGGACTGAGCCAGGGCACCTTTCAGGATCCTCACACCACGGATCAGGGTTGTGGATCCAAACAGGTTATCATCATAGACAGAGAAACCTACCAGCCTTTCACTCACCACGGATATATCCGACTGTTCGCCATTGATAAACAGCGTACACGTTGTATCATTGAAACGGAAAGCCAGGTGATACCAGGTGTTGGCATTGAGGTTTAGCGTTTTCTCCACATAGTCAGCACCATTGTAGCCACAGATGATCCACTTTACAGGTGTGGTGGTTACTTTCATAAACAGGCACAGCGTAAAGCTCTCACCAAAAGGCAGATCGTAAGGGATCCTACTGTCATTCTGACCTGTCATTTGCAAGGCATCGTGATCACCGTCTGTTACTATCGTATTGCTACCGATATAGCCGTTATAGCCATTGCCTGAAAAATCGTGCAAGCCATCCACGTTAGATACAGGAATATCCACCCTGGTACGATCTACCAGAGCTGATTTCCTACACATGGTACACCATAGGTATTCCAGGGTTCCCACCTGAGGCATGGTCTTAGTCCATCCGTTAGGATCAGGATCATTGGGATTCAGCTCTGGAGGTGCTACAGTTGAGCCATTCTTAGCATATCGGTATTCGTAATAGTCACCAGCAGCGGAATCAGCTCCAGCAGCTCCAGCAGTACCAGTGAGCCTACTCCACTTATACATGGTAGGATCACTGCTATCCATTTCCTCAAAGTCTGTGTACTGACCTATGTAAGCTCCAGGATCCTCACCGTTATTGCCAGTGAAAGACAAACCGCCATTATTGGAGTATTTCAGGTGCAGATAGGTAGTCCTACCATCCTCACCATCTACTCCTGGTATTCCTTGCTCTCCCTGGGCATCCCTCCAGCTGTAATCCGCTGGATTATCGGAATCGGTAACTGACTGATCCACGTACATACCGATCCACCTACCAGGCACCTCTCCATGACCATCAGTGAAATGCTTTCCTCCATCATTGGAGTATTTCAGGTGGAGATATGAGCTGGTACCAGGATCACCCTTGATCTTTCCATTGTTGATCCAGGTAAGCCCATCCCATACATACAGATAGCCATTCACGAAATAGCAATCACCAGGTGAATTTCCTGTAGTAGGCAGATCTGCCACACTGTTCTTAGAGCCCTTAGGCACAATACTGGTACCATCAGCACCCTTTACCTTGAAAGGAGTGCCCCAGGATCCCTCACTGATCACCTTTGCACTCTTGATACTCATCCACACTACAGCGTCTGTGCTGTTGGTGTGCCAGCCTCCAGTGTTACCTGAGCCTGTAGGCACAGCAGGCTTATCCAGGCTGTCATTGAACGTATAGAATATAGAGTTACCAGTTTCACCAGCAGCACCCCTGGCTAATATCTCCCAGTATGTGCTGTTAGTAGGCAGATGTCCCTTGCTTGGATTAGGATTCTTATACCTGTAGGTACACGTCTGGCCTCCATCGGTATAGCTCACCTCATCACCCTTATAGTAGATGTAATTAGGATTGTACTCTCCACGGTACACTCCGATCTCTGAGGTATCTCCAGAATCAGAGAGCAAGCGCACGTTTCTCAGCGTCAGCTGTCCCCTTGCAGTCACATTCCAGTCTATCGAGCTGTGAGCGTCACCTATCCTGAATGCGTTGCCATCCAGATCCAGGTAGCAATAACCGTCTGATGTGACGATCTTACCAGTGGTGATAGTGTTTCCGTTGATCCTGGTAAAGCCATAGGTGGTTACGAAATCACGGAAAGCATCATCCTGGTAGCAGCTACCCAGCACACCCACCTGGAAATAGTAGTTATTAGGATCGCTTGTTTCCTCTGCTTTCAGTTGCTCCTGGGTAAGGTACCACGTACCGTTATTGCCACTCTTTGAGCATTTGGCAAACAGGTAGTAGCCTCCACTCTCTGCCAGGGTGAAATCCTGGGCTGATATATTCCAGTTCCTTACTCCCACCTCCTGGATCGTAAGGTGTGAGAGCACACAGCTGGAGGCAGCAAACACATTAGGATTGCCATTCTTGTTTGCCTCCAGGATAGCACCAGTGAGGATAAACTGCTGGCTCTTTGAGCCCACAGTGAGCATATTGGTGTCAATACTGAGAGGTCTGATGTGCTCAGGATCGAAATACCCATCTGTGTCATAGATCATATTCCTCAGCTCCTCAGTGGTACGCCATCCCCTTTTTGCCCTGGTAAGATCCTTAATGCCAGAGGCGTTGATGATCGTCTCATGTCTGCCTACATCTATCACAGCCTGGGTTGCAACAGCTATAGCCCATGTGTCGGAAAGGGTGATATTGTAATCCTGTCTCACCAGGAGGTTACGCTGTACGTTTGTGATCCTGATACTCTTTTCAATACCGAAACGTGTATCACGCACAGGAGCATAGTCACCAACCTTGAATATACAGGCAGTAGCATCACTCGGAGTATTCTCCATGAAATACATCCTGTCAAACTCCAGGCTGTACTTTGCCTTAGCCTGTCTGATCTCGTTGAAATCCTGTATAGCCTCATACCAAAGATCCTCCTCAGCAGCATCCTCATAAGCCTTAGGCAGGTGAATGTCTGTGATCTTATACTGATCTCCCACACCTATACGGAAAGCATCCGTATCTACTGTAGGAGTTACCAGGCCTCGCTCATCCTGGAATGGAATGATGGTAAACTTACGCTCTGAGTGATTGTAGCCGTTCTTTAGCTCCAGTTCAAACTCCTGGCCTGACAGCTTACCAGAGATAAACGTGATCTTAGCAGAAACACCAGCGATCAGGTACTTAGTGTTTCCACTGCCATCTGTCTCTGCCAGGTCAAAATCCATTGTGCTATCAATGAAAGAGTTTACATCCAGCACTTGCTGACCTGTCTGTTTGTCTGTCTTATATGCCAGGGCTGTCACCTCACCTGTACGCTTTGGGTAGATGTCATCGTAAGAGTTGGCATCCTCATCCGTTCCCAGCTTTGCAGCCAGTTCAGCATCCTCCAGATACCTCTTTGTATCATCGTCAATACCGATCATTTCAGTACCAGCCTCTACCACCGTTCCATCCCTCAGGGTGTGGGCATGAGCATTGAGCCTTTTAGGGTAAGGCAACTGGAGAGCTCCAGCATAGTCCCTGTACTCGCTCCTGATATTCTTAATACCACCCTCTACCCATAGCCTGGTCTTGATGGTCTTATCATCCACCTTTTCCTCTTTCAGTGTGTACACGCCATTGCCTTTGCCCCACTCAAAGAAATCACCACCACCTGGAGGATTCACTAAGGCACCAAACTTACCGATATGGATTGTGCGCACACCATTATCCTGTGTGATCTGGAAATCCAGATTGAAATTTTCCTTGCTACAGAGATCCTGGAGCGTTTTCAGGCAGTTCTGCCTGTTGAACGATATAGTCTTTGCCTCAGTGTCTGGGCAATTAGCAACATCGAATTGCCAGATACCATGATAATCCCTCTCCAGGTTGTATATGAGCACCCTCATAAAGTCTTTCATGGTGTATGTGAGAGTAAAAACGCTTTTGTCACTCCTACCGTTTACATCGGTATTCCTGTAGAGCGTTTTCATCAGCTCATAGATCACACCATAGAATACAGGCTTATAGTTATAGTGGTTATCAGATACTTTCTCCCTGTTTACAGTTGTACGGATGCTGTACTCATCCCCATCAACAATGATCTTATCACCCTTATCAAAGGTGATAAGCTCAGAGCTGACAATATCCAGGGTGACAGTATCATCACCCATCAGAGAGACGCTTTGCTGTGCTGACCTGACAGTGCAAAACGGCTCCTGTGAAAACAGAGGGATGGTTTCACCGTTCCTTTTGATTAGTGTAAGTTCTCCCATAGCATTATCTCATTTGTCGAAAACGCCTCAATATCTTCTATTACTCCAGTGATCACGATCTCATACTCACCCTCTTGCTCATAGGTGTGCTCAATGGTGCGGTTAGTACCAGACACGTTGAATGTGTGTGTACAATCACCCCAGTAGATGTTAAGCAGCTTGGAGCTGGTGACAGTGATAGAGCTGCCAGATCCAGCATTACCCACGTGTTTCAGGATGCGTTTCACTGGCTCATCCTCCACCAGTTTCAGCCTGAACGTGCCTACCATTGCACCAGGATTGTACCTACCCCATTTCTTCTGAGGATCGGCATCCTGGATGCAGACTACCTCATAGCAGAGAGGCTTGGAGATACCAGCGTACTCCACTTTCAGGCGGTGTGTGCCATCACCGTCTAAGGCTGCAAAGAACTCGTTTACCCTGGCAACATACTCATACCTACTCCTGGCCTCAATAAAGCAATCCAGCTGTATGTTACGTTCCTTGAAACGTGGTCTCTGCTTATCCCTGACAATACCGTGATAATTCTCCCAGTCCACTGTCAAAGCCTCCTTACGTGCAAGCCTACCAGCCAGTCCAGTGCTGCCACTGACAAACACGCCATACTCTTTCATGTTCACACCATCCAGGTAGTACTCCACATCATCAGACTGCTTGGAGATCATCAGGATCTCTGCCAGGCTCTTAGCCACATTGTAGATCCTCGCCTCATCAATCATGGCATAGCTGCCTGTGATATTAGGATCATTGACTGAGAAACCTACAGGCGTTCCTGGTAGCGTATCATCCCAGATCTCCAGCCCATCACGATAGACAGTGAAATTGCTGTCTTTCTTCACAAAAGCCATTGTGAGGGATTTACCTGGTGTAACCTGTAGCCATTGCTCCCTGTAGTTATTGACACCAGAGAAATTCAGCAACCATCCCAGGGTAGTCTCAGAGGGTACCAATACCAGGTAGATTGTGAAATCAGAGCTGAAAGGGATCACCTGAGAGGATAAAGCCTCACCAGCACCATTCAGAGAGAGAGCCTTACCAACAGGCACCTTTTCCAGTGTTGCACCGTTTGACAGCTGGGCATCTGCACGTCTGATCGAGAAATCGTAGGCTACACTGCCATCTGGATCATTGAAAGGTAGCCAGAGTATCAAATTTTTGTCTATCATATCAGTAAGTATTTTTATGTTTATATTCAAGTTGGATCCCAGATCCATTACACTCCACCTGGGCATCACCATACACATTCACAAACACCTTTGCATTAGTTCCAGCCACGGCTAAATAAAGGTGTGAGTTATCGAAAACGTCTATAGTCACGTTGGCAAAATCCTCCACGTTCACAGCTGCCTGAGAGGTGTGCCTGACAAACAGCCTGGAAACGCTGTAGCCTGTGTATTTCAACAGAGCCTTACACTCACCATTGAGCACAGCATTAGGCAGATTCTCTTTGATCACCTCATCATCGACAAAGCCACCGTAAGGCTCTGCCTTACCCTTGAAATTCTGGCGCATAAACTCCAGTGTAGGGTAGTCATTCTTGACACAGAAATCTATGCCTTTGATAAATAGTTTCACCAGAGCCTCAATATCTCTGCTACCCTTTAGTTTCAGCTGATAAAGCTGGCATAAACCCTTTGTCACGCCATCAGCCCTGAGTTGGTTTACAAGTTCTTTCTGTTCCATATTATGCTATACCTTGTGAAAGTAATGAGCTACCACTGTTCCTGATAGCCTGTAATTCCGTTTTGATACCTTTGAGCTCCGAGACGGTGTTTGCCGTATTCTGGCTGATCTGTGCCTGGTAGATCAGAATAGCCCTCAGCTGGGCTGTCTGGTCTGCCTGGTTGATGATAAAGGCATTGAGCCTACCAGCAATAATGCCACCTGTATCTTCGCTCATACTCATCACAGCACCAGTGAGAGGATCCGTATTCTCCTCCACATCCTTGATCCAGTCACCAATACCCTCCAGAGCCTGGTTAAAGAGGTTTCCAGCCTGGTTTACCATAGTGGTGAAATGCTGCCTCTCAGTATCTGACAGAGAGCCATCACGCAAAGATTCACCCAGGTACTCTACAGCATCGTTGATACCCTTTGCCAGGAACTGACGCTTTAGGGATTCAACAACAGCCTTTTTCAGCACCTCCTTAGTCTTTTCACCCAGAGCCACTGCTGCATCCTCACCCTGGCAGTAGGCATCCACCAGGGCATCTGCAAACTCGTCAATGGCAGACTTAACATCGGTACCAGCTAACAGCTCTATCTCCTGGCGGTGTAGATCCTCTATCTGCTGGTCTATATCCTTGATGTTTTCCTCCCATTTCTGGATCTGCCCCCAGTCGGTATCTTTCTTATCCTTTTCAGCCTCTATCTGCTGCCTGATAAGATCCTGCTGCCTCCTGAGGTTTTCTTTCTGCACCTCAAAGAGATCCAGACTGTCACCAGTATTCTTTACTTTCTCCAGGGTGTACTGGAGCTCTTTGATCTGCTTGTTATATTCAGCAACCTCTCCAAATTTCCAGGATCGTGCTGCTACCTCTGACTGTCTCTGTAAGGTAGCAATCTGATCCTCCACAGCCTTAACCCTGTTTCTGTAGGCTTGCTCCTCCTCATCAGTGAACTCCCAATAAGTGTGTGACATTACATTCTGGAGGCGGTTGAAAGCACTACCCAGGCTGTCAATCTGCCTCTGGTAGCCATCAATCTCCTCCTGGAGCTCATCATCATTATTGAATAGGGTAGCGATCCACTGGATAGCGGAAAGAGCCATAGAGATTGCAGCCAGTATCACAGAGGCTTTTTCAGCTGTCTTGATAGCTGCTGCCATAGCAATACCAGCCTGGGTAACACCCATGATCATATCCATTGTAGCCTTACCGTTATCACCGATCAAGTCACCCAGTACGGAACAGCTGCTTATAGCATCATTAACGAAATCAAAGCATCCCTGTGTAGCGTTACTCAGGTCTTTCCAGTCTGTCTTGATCTGCTTTGATGTTTTCTTGGATCCATCCTGCTGTTTTTTGAATACGTTGGTAAGAGCTGTTCCCAGAGCCTTGAATGGGTTAGTGTCGAGCACTTTCTTCTTTGCCTCATCCAGTTTATCCATCACTGCTTTCAGATCGGCTGGATTAAGTTTCAGATCCGCTGTGCTCATCCTCTTACGGATGTCGGCTATCAACTTTTCTATTTCAGTAACAGTCAGGGAATCCAGGTCGCTAAACAGGTTTTTCCAGCTGTCTGTCTGCATCAGCATCTGTGCATTGAGGGCTGAAAGAGCCTCTGCCTCTGCCTGATTGATCTGAGCCAGGCGTTCTGCATCACCCTGTTTCATGGCCTCGTTTCTCAGTAGCGTGTACTCCTGGGTGATAGACAGCTTTTTCTCCTCAAAGGTACGATAGTTATTCAGCACCTCATCAGATACCTGTTGGTTAAGATCTGTTTCCTGGTTTTCCAGGCTGTAGGCTGCTGCTGCTGCATCATCCTCATTGAGGTGGAAATCACCACGTGCAAGGCGATCTTTCAGATCCTGGACTGCCTGGAGCTTTTCAGCAAGCGTCTGAGCCTGACCTACAGCCCTCTGTAGGCTTTCCTTGAACTGATCCATAGCTGTCTTATTGCCAGCTATCTCATCTTTCTGGAGCTTTAGGGCATTGAGGGCATTGGCATCACCATCGGTAAACGTGCCAGCTGCCTGTTTAGCCTCCAGATCCGCTATCTGCTTATTCACCCAGGATGTAAAGCTGGATCCCTCAGCAATGAGCGTCTTGAAATGGCTGTCAGCAACCTCCTGACCTACATTCTTTACCCAGTTGAAATATGCCTGGTACTGCCTTTTCTTATACTCTATCTCTCCATCAAAGAGTTTTGTACTCTCAGTATCGTAAGACTGCTTTTCCAGGTTTCTCCTCTCCTGGAAAGCTGCTCTCTCATTAGCGGACAAACCACCTTTCTTGCCAGCCCTTTTATAGGCATTCTCCAGCTCTTTCTCCTCTTTGTTGATACGATCCAGAGCCTCCTGGTGCTGGAGATCCAGAGCTGCCTTTCGCTTAGCATAGCCCTCCTCCATAACCTGGATCCGTGCCTCCTCCAGCTTACGCTGTGCCTCCAGTTGTTTCTGTGCAAGCTGTTCCGCACTGTTCGCAGCACTGCCAGAGCCACCAGAGCCTCCCTTACCTGTTTTCTTGGTAAGGTTGTTCTTATCCATTTTCTCCTGGAGCTGTAGGATCTGCTTAGCATTCTCAGCACGTTTCTTGTTACCATACTCCAGTGTAGCATTCTCCTCCCTGAGAGCCTTGATCCTGGCTTGTATTCCCTCATCAGTATTGAGGTTATTGGTCTTAGTGGTGACAGCACCATTGAGCTGTGCCTGGAGCCCTAACAGTTCCTGGAGCTTAGCTTTGAGAGCGTCTAACTGGCTTGGATTGGTCTTAGGATCAATGATCTTAGCATTGAGCTTATCAATCTCATCCTGGTTTTCCTTGATCTTCTTATCCAGATCCTCAAAGCTCATTTCAACATAGTTGGTGCTCTCCACTACAGGAGTGGCATCCTTAGGTGCAAAGAATTTACTGAGTGAAGTATCAACACGGTTGATGGTATCATCCATTTCCTTTGCCTTAGCGATCTGATCATTGAGGTAGGTTTCCACATGGTATTTCAAACCCTTTATCTCTGCATCAGTGGCTCCAGTTGCCTCCTTTGTTGCAGTCAGGATCTGCTGTACCGTCTTATTGAAAAGCTCAGTGGTATCTCCGTTGGTACCAGCAATGATCTTAGCATTCTCCTCAACGATAGAACGGATGGCATCCTGTACCTCCTTTTGCATATTCTGGATGCTCTCAGCATCAGCCATAACATGGATAGTGTAGGTTTCACCGTAACCACGTACCTCACGTGTTTTACCAGTATCGTACTGTGCGTGCTCCAGACGATTAGTAAACTTTGTAAAAGCCTCATCGGATGCTTTGATGTAATCCTGTACGGCTTGCTCCACGTACTTACCCTTGATCTTCTCAGCTGTTGTTTCCTGGATAGCCTTAGTGAGCTCATGGTATTTCAGCTTTTGCTCATCAATGGTGGCATTCTCATCCAGCAATGTCTTATTGTACTCCTTACATACGGCATTCACCTTATCAATGGCATCCTTATGTGTCTTTGTCTCTTTGTCAGTACTCTGGAGAATGGCAAAAAGCAGATTGAGCTGGTCGATCTCCTCTTTGGTTGTTTTCTGGAAATCACCCATCACATCAGATGCCTCCTCCTCCTCGTTTCCAAAGAGCGTAATGGCAGAAATAACAGTGCCAATGATCGTTACCAGCCAGCCGATAGGATTAGCCAGCATGGTAGCCCAGAGAGCTCTGAGAGCCATTGTAGCCTTAGTGGTAGCCACGCTCAGGAAATTGGTGGCTGTAGTCTGTACTGCCTTAGCTGCTGTGTCTGTCTGGGATGCTACAGTGGACTGCCTGGTGGCTGTAGTCTCCAGGATCTTTTTCTTTGTGTGAAAATCGGTCTGAGCTGCCAGGGCTGCTTTCCTGGTTATTGCCTGGTTATCCTGTGCTGCCTCCAGCTTTTTCTCTGCTGTGGCAATGGCAGTGGCATCACCAGTCTGCTTTGCCCAATACACCTCATAGCGTGCTGCCTCAGTACGCTGCATGGCTGCTACTGCTGCTGCCTTTGTGGATTCAACCCTCCTGGCTGCTGCTGACACATCAGCACGCATAGCATCCAGGGTAGCTGTGGTGTTAGCTCTCTTAGCCAGTACCTCCTGTTCCAGGGCTGATCGGTATATGGCACTATTGGCACTCAGATCCAGCTTGCTTACAGCCATTCTTTGCTCAACGGAAAGAACGCTCATAGCTGCTGCCTCATAGCCCTCTGAGCTGGTTGTGAGCCCCAGGTTAGATATATACTCCTGCTGCTGGGCTGTGAGTAGGCTCTGGATGGTGGCTATCCTCAGGTTTTTCTGGATGGTAGCAAGCTCCTCTGCTGTGAGCTCCTTTTCCAGAGTGGCAATGTGAGCCTCCTGAGCTGCTTGCATGGCTTTGGTCTGGGCTGCAACCTGACCTGTGGCAACTGCCTCAGCTTTCATCAGCCCGATCTTAGCCTGTCTTACCGTGTTGTCGATCAGGGCAACACCAGTGTAACCCTTAGTAGCAAGGGTATTGAGCACAATGGCTGCTTTGTATGATCCGTAGGATATAACAATAGCCTCCAGAATATCCAGGATCTTCTGGTAATTCTCCACAAGGTAGGTAGCACTG